AATGTTAAATGAAAAAGATTAAAGCAGTTGGAGCGGTACATACCTTTGGGGTTAATTATTGGTTGGTTAATGTAATAACTTACGGAGAACATGGAACATATACGAAGAAAAAAGATGCTATCGCAAAGATTAAAGAACTTATGGATGTAACACACCATACTCCGGCGGGAAATGGTTGGAAAGTAATAAAATACGATATAGTTAATGTTCCTATATCTTTCGCCCCAAAGAAATGAAAACCCTCGCTGATTTGACAAAGTAACATAATTCGCCTAAAATGATGAAAAGGAATGCAACACGCAAGGATACAAATAGCCTGCGAGTGTGGGATGAGATACTATTTGCCTTCCGTGCGATGGGATGATAAAATGAGATTAGAGAGGGTGTTGAATTTCGCCCGTTGTCCCTATTGCATGGAGTGGCGAAGCCCCGAAAAAGCCGAAAAATACAAAGATTCAGTAAAATGCTTTGATTGTAATGTCCCTCAAGAGATCCAACCGCTATTAAAAAAGGGAAGATGCCAAAACTGCTATTATAGATTTCACTCACGATTTATCCTTATTTACCGGGAAACAACCATAACATTCAATTAGATGGCCTATATTATAAGCGTGGTAGCGGGTGTGATAATTGGCGGCGCAGGAATGAGGATCTATGCAAACTACCGTATCAACAAAAACCTCGATAAGATCGACGAAGCGATAGGGAAAGAGGTTATAAACAGGTAAATGGCAACTAAGACACTTCAAGAGATAAAAGAGAAAAAGCTAAACCTTAAACAAGAGGCATTCTGCAACGCTTATGTGTCTAGTGATGGGGAAATATTCGGTAATGGAGTTTACTCGTATTGTAGGGCGTATGGGATGGATTTTAATGATCCAAAAAAGTATATGCTTGCGGCTTCTAGTGCAACACGTTTGTTAAAGAATGTAAAGATTATCGAACGAATTACGCAACTTTTACAAGAGACGGGCTTTAATGACCAGTTTGCGGATAAGCAATTGGGATTCTTGATGGCACAACACGCTGATTTTCAAAGTAAACTCGGCGCGATAAAGGAATATAATAAGCTCAAGGGTCGTATCACCGAAAAGTCGCTCCAGCTTAATGTAACGCTACCCACCCCGATATATGGCTCTTACTCAGTTCAAGGATACGACGGCGACACAAAAGATATTCAAATTATCAAAAAGGATTAGGGCAGTCGCCGGAGGTACGAGTGCGAGTAAGACCATCTCGGTCTTGGTGTGGCTGATTGATTATGCTCAAACGGTAAAGGGTGATTTAATTACGGTAGTTTCCGAGTCTTTTCCTCACCTTGAGGACGGGGCAATCAGAGACTTCAAGTCCATTATGATGGCGCAGAGTTATTGGAATGAAGATCGTTGGCATGGGACAAAGCATGAGTATACATTTGAAACTGGCTCGGTCATAGAGTTCACAAGCATTGATACTTATGGAAAGGCGCATGGCCCACGCAGAGATGTCTTGTTTATTAACGAAGCTAATAACTTGGATTATAAGATTGCCGACCAGCTTATCACTCGAACGCGCAAAATCGTATGGATGGACTGGAATCCGTCAGAAGAGTTTTGGTTCTATACCGAGATGTTGCCGAACAGAGAAGATATTGATTTTATTACTCTTACTTACTTGGATAATGAGGCATTGGATGAAACATCGAAATCGGAGATTGAAGCCCATAGGAACAACAAGGAGTGGTGGACGGTGTACGGAGAGGGCAAGTTGGGCGTCATAACATCTCGTATCTATCGGAATTGGCAGATTGTGGATGAAGTGCCATTTGAGGCCAAGCTCATGCGTACAGGGCTGGATTTCGGCTATTCCAACGATCCTAGCGCAGTGGTGGACGTATATGAATACAATGGTGGCTTGATTCTTGATGAGATTCTCTATGCAAAAGGACAGAGCAATCAACAAATCGGCGCTGTCTTAACCTCAAAAGAACCGAAGGCGTTGGTGATAGCGGATTCCGCTGAGCCGAAGAGCATTGATGAGATTCACGGTTATGGAGCAAGTATCTTGGCCACAGAGAAAGGCAAAGATTCTGTCGTCAATGGTATCCAAGTTGTGCAAAACGAGAAGATTTCCGTTACAAAACGGAGTATTAATATCATTAAGGAATATCGCAATTATCTATGGATTACCGATAAAAACGGTCATGTAGTAAATGAACCAGAGCATACGTTCAGTCATTCGATGGATGCTATTAGGTATGCCATTGTTTCATTCAAAACCCGACCATCAACGAATGCGATAGTCAATAAGCCTACCGTCTTCCATTACCGGCAAGCAGGCTATCAGCCGGGGGATTATGGCGCGCCGAGGAGTTAAAATGTACGAAAAATAGCCCCGTTTGCTAGTATATAGCTAATGTCGGCTATAGATTATTCTCTCGTAACCCAGAAGGATAAGCGGGGCAAAGAGCAATTAGGCGTTAAAAAGCGTTCTGTTTCCACTACGCAGAATAAGGATGTCATGTATGAGATGCTGAAAGACGCCAACCCGACGCTCTCAAGTTACAATCCCACGGACGAGGAACGCGTTGCGTTGGCCTCGATGCGAAAGCATTTTACCGACGCTGATGTGGTCATGCGGAAGCCTCGCAGAGAGTTTAATGACTTGTCTGTCTTGAGCCGGAAGATGGTAGACCAAATGAGTTTTAATACGTATCAACCCAACAATGGAGAACCGATGTTAGGCCCCGATTCGTGGAGAAGTAATGCCATGAGGCCTATTGTGCGTAACAAGTGTATAAGCATTGCAGCGCACGTTACCGCACATACGATCTATCCGAGAGTCTTTGCATGGAATAGTGAGAGCCAGTCCGAAACCGATGCGGCGAATGTGATGTCAGACCTCTATCGCTGGGTAGGGGATAAGATTAACTATCCGTATCTGTCATTACAGCTTGTTCTGACCTCGTTGTGGTCGCCTGCGGCCATCGCAGAGTTAGGGTACTACCAGACGATGCGTAAAGTGTGGAAGGAATACGATAATGGAGAACTCACCGAAACCGAGGAACTTGATGAAGATAATTCAGGCTTCCAAGCGCAGATTGTCGGAGCGGATGAGTTATATATCGCAGATTTTTATGAACACGACATACAGAAACAGCCCTATTTGATAAAGCGGAGCGTAAAGTATTACGATATTCTCGCGGAAAAATACGGGGATAATCCGAACTGGAAGTATGTGCATCAGGGCGTCCAAGTCCTGTTCAACGATGCGAATCAGTTGTTTTACGAGGTCTATGACTATGCTATGGCGCAGAATATGTGCGAAGAGGTCATTGAGTACACGAGGAACGGGACGATTCGTAGGGTAGCAGTCAACGGCATTATGATGACCCGGTGGAACGAACCGAATAAGCGACTGGATAAACGTTATCCATTCATTAAGTTTGGGTTTGAGTTGTTGGACGAGGGACAGTGTTTTTATTACAAATCGTTGGCATTCAAACTCCAGCAGGACGCCGGAATCGTGAACACGTTATACCCGATGATTGTGGACGGGACGTATTTGAATATCATGCCGCCACTCTTGAACACGACAGGGGAAAACATTCCCGCCTCGGTCGTTGTGCCAGGGTCTTCGATTACCACATCAGCCCCGAATAAGGGGGAAATCAAACCTCTCATCGTGGGGACTGGCCTTGCGCAGGCAATGTCAACGATTGAGATGGTCGAAGATGCAGTAGAGGAATCTGCCCCGCAGTTGGAGTTGGGAGGGCATCGTATTTCAGCCTTTGAAATGTCCATCCGGGAGCAGGAGGCGGCAATCTTGTTAGGACTTTTCACCGCCATGATTGGAGATATGGTGCGACAAATGGGGAAACTTATCATCTCGGACATCTTGCAGTTTATGACCATAGGAGATGCGACGGACATCGAGGATGATGCAAAGCTTGTGTATAAGTCATTCATGGTCTCTGCCGCCGGAAAGGGTAAGTCAGGCGCAAAGCACAAGAGAATCATGTTCGACGGAACGTTACCAAGCGAGCCTATCCCGCAGGAAGAGTACAAGAATGCCCTATTAGGGCTTAGCTTGGACACCCTCAAGCGTCAGGGAGGCATCGACAGCGAAACAAGCCTTATTAGGGTCAATCCTGGGCTGTTTAGAAGTCTCCAGTTCAGCTGTGAGACCAGTCCCGATGTCTTAAATCCGATGTCTACGGAGACCGAGAACGCCTTTAGGCTTGAGATTTACGACCGAGCGATACAGAATCCGGGCATCGCCCAAGACCCTGATGCCATGAACGCCGTTACGAGAGACTTCTTGTTCGGAGCATT